TCCAGGCCGCGGGTCAACGAATGGCGTGTTGGGCTGGACGGGGGCGTCAGCGATGAGGGTCATTCGGTAGGCTCCGGAATCTCCGAAGCATTCGTCATAGAAGCACGTATGATTGTCGCCGCCTGGCTTGCCGTCCGTCGTCACATCCCGCAGAACCCAGTAGCGGCCTGGCACGCCACCTACCAGGCTAACTAAAGTACCTTCGATGACCCTAGGATAGAGTCGCGAGGATGCGTCTTTGTATTCGCCACGCCACCGCTGCCCCGCTCTTCGCTCCACATGGGCCGCCCGGTCGACCTTGGGCGCGACGGGAGGGGGCGCGAGCAGTTCCTTTGCCTTCTCTGCCGAGATGTCACCGTTAAAATACGCATCCATGATCGCTTGAGTTACTCCCATGTCGCAGCCTCCTTTAGTCGCGCTTCCCATTCCTGCACTCGACGCTCTATCAGCTCCAGCAGCGTGATTCCCCGTCGTTTCGCATCGTCCAGATTGCGATACCAGGACGCGCGACCCTGATTCCAGAGACGGTCGCTGATGAGCATCGCCCGCGGTGTGATAGAACTTGCGGGGTGTCCCGAAAGCCCCTCGACCTGGATATAGCCCGCGCTCGACGTGACCGCGACAGACGCGCTGCCGACCTCGCTGCTGCTGAGGCCAAGTTGGGCGCCCTCTTGCGGGCTCAGGCCGAATTGATCGCGGCGTTGGGGGAAAACGAAGCCTTGCATGAACCGAAACGTACCAATATAGTACCTAATATGCAAGCACCGAATTCCGAAGAAAAGCGCGCCAGGAGAGGGCGTCCACTTGAGGCGAAGCACCCGTTCCCCGTAGCGCTGGAAGAACGTGGACTTACGGTATCCGAATGGGCAAAGCGCCACGGGGAAGATCGGGCTAGGGTAAAGAGTTGGTACGCCTCGGGGTCCGGTGGTCGTCGGATTCCAAGGGATATTGCCGAGAAGATCGAGCGCGAATTGGGAGTGGCGGCCTCTCCACGTGTCTGGAAGAACGGGATTTCCTGATGGCCGGCAAGAGGTTCCGTCTACTAAAGCCCCGCGGAGAGCCATGGACCATCTCTAGGCTGCTTAGTTACGCCGCCCCCGGTAGGAGCGGCTGTCTGGAGTGGTCTCGTTCGCGAAACGTAGAAGGATACGGCCAGTTAACCATTGATTACAGGCGCGAACTTACGCATCGGCTGTCCTGGATCTTGGCGAACTCTAAAGAGATTCCGGCAGGACGTGTGATCTGTCACCGATGCGACAATCCCCCGTGCATCAACCCCGAGCACCTATTCCTTGGATCGTACACGGAAAACACTATCGACATGTGGCGCAAGAACAGGCATGCGCGCTTCTATCGGACGCGGAAAATGATCGAATGTGGCCGCTTGCTCGAATTAGGTACGAATTCGCTTGACCGCTGAGCACCAAATTAGTACCTTAATACCTATGGAAACGAAGCAGCGCTCAAACGGTCCTTTTTGCGCCGAATGCCGGGTTGCGAAGTCGGCCCACAAGTTCCTGCCTTCGGCTTGCGCGGAGTTCGTGGCCAAGAAGGCGCCGAAGTATCTCTGTCCTCAGTGCCACGCCGGTCCAATCAAGCGAGAGATGCAGCTCGCGGAGCGGCCGTGTATGGCCTGCGGGACCTCTACCGCCTACCTGGCTCCGTCTGGTCTGACCAGCGTCACCGACGACTCCACGGCGGTTCTTTCCGAGTCCATCGATAGCCTGCGAATCGACCGTGACCGGCTTATCGATGCGCACCGGGACATGTGGAAGGCGATTTCGGTAGCACGTGGGCATCTGAACAACGGCTTGGATCTGTTGTGCCGCGGATACAGCGGTCAGGCGGAAAAGAGCTTCAATCGCTCACTGGAAGCCCTTAGTGGCATCGGGGAGGACTAGCCATGAACGACCCCGGCAACGTCGATCCAGCAGAGGAGTTTGAAGAAGACGCCCGCGCCGATGAATGCATCGAGCACGGCTGCGACGTTGGTAGTTGTCTAGCCGGTTGCCTATGCGGCAACTGCGCCGATGACCGCGACACCCTTGGATTTGGGGAGGCACAATGAGCAACATGGGTTATTGCCGGTTCCAGAACACCTTGAATGATTTACGAGATTGCTTTGAACACATCGATGACGACATGAGAGACGACGAAGACAGGGCGCGCAAGAAACTGATAAGACTGTGCAAAAGCATCGCCGAGTCATTCGAGGAAGAAGACTTGGAATCATGACCCGCTACGCCCGCATTGTCGCAATCTTGGCCCTCGTGACCGCAATCCATGTCGCCGGGCGTCTTTGGCTAGGTTGGCCGCGATGACGTGCGAAGGCTGCAAGGAAGGGTGCCAGGACTGCTACCCGTGGCGATGTGAGGAATGCGGCGCCGATGACCCCAAGTGCCAGGACGACATGATGCTTCATCTCTGCGACGAATGCGCGGAGTCTCAAAGGAAGCACGCCGCGCACGACAACCGACACGCGCGCTATTGCCGCGACCCGCAGTGTGACGCGCATTCTGACCCGCCCGACTACAGGGACGACAAATGACCATCTACGAATCGTCCGACCTAACAGCCGAACTGCTAGCCATGGTCGAAAAGACGCTGCATGAGGCGATTGACGACGAAAAAGTAGAGTCAGCCGGCGAAATGGCGTTGCTCGTCGTGGCTGAGCTGCTTTCGCAATACAACGTGACGCGAATCAAGGGAGGAATACAATGAGAATCAACGTCTACAGCCAGGAGCTTACCGACGAAGTGGAGTTGGTGGAGCAACCAAGCAACACAGGAGTGATTTACCACGCGGTTAGGTTGTTCCTGCAATCATCACCGCTGCTTCACCATCCACCAGAGGATGACGACAGAAGCGCAATCACGCTGTGGCTTCCCAGGTCAAGGGAGCGCCGGCTGCGCCTGGTTGGGGCGCTTCTGGACATGGCAGACATGGTTAAGAACGCGCCCCAAGAGTCAGGACTGGACTAAGCCGTGACCACCGCAATTGCAGCAGTGGAGTCCGGACAGCTAGTCCCGATGGATGGCAGCCCACATCAGCCGCTGTCGGCGCAGCAGGATCAATTCGCCGGCATTGGCACCGCTCCGTTCTCGCCCGAAGCACAGGCGGTTCTCTTGGCGCCACTGGCCGACGACGAAATTGCGGTGTTACCCGATTCTGGTGAACTCTACATGCCTGGCGAAGCTGTGCGCCAGCGGCTGCACAGGGCCTTCGGTGTCGGTGGTTGGGCGTGGAAACCGGTTAGTACCATCGTTGACCAGGACAACACGAACAAGGCAGGTGAGAGCGAACCGCGGGTATTCCACACTGGCCATCTTATCGTTTTGGGGCGATTCGTTGCCGAAGCCACGGGGGATGGCCGCTGGATCAAGTCCAATCCAAAGACCGACTATGGCACTGCCCTGGAGTCAGCGAAGACGAACGCCATTTCCCGTGCCTGCAAAGACCTTGGCATGTGGTCAGAACTGCGGAACAAGGAATTCACTACACCCTGGAAACTGAAGAACTCTGTCAATCAAGGTGGCGTCTGGCGCAAGCGGCCTCCCCAGCCGATTAAGCCACCCGCGAACGTATCGACACGCGCGGCCGGCGTTGGCGCTATGCCGCACAACACGGAGCACGTCGACAAAGACCGTGAACTACGTGAGGGCTATGCGGCTGTCATGGGCTCCGCCGTTCCTCCGCCAGACCCAGAGGACAACGTCAAGTATCGCAAGGGAGACCGCAAGGCGACCGCGAAAGACCTTGAGCGAGTCCTCGACAAGACCATGCCAGAGGTCGAACTGAACCGCGACATTGGCGGCGAAATGATCGAAGTCACCAGCAGGGAGACTGGCGAGAAGTCGATGGAGCCAAAGCGCACCACCGAGCAGAACGCCCGGATTCATGCCCTGCGCGCCGAACTTGGATACGACAAGGGTTCTGGCGAAAAGGACTACCGCGGCGTTCTTTGGCGTGATTACCGCGTTAAGTCGTCGGCGATTCTGACAGCGGCACAGGCAGACGAACTGATACTGAGACTCGAGAAATCTAAGAACAACCTGAACAGGAGATAGGGAACATGCTGAACAACGGACAGTATTTGGGCAAGGTCGCGCCGGGTGGTCCTTCGTGCGTCTTTGGTAAGAGCGCAAAGAAGGGCACGCCCCAGGTTACGGTGCTTGTGGAGGTCTATGAAGGCCATCACATCGGCGAACAGATGCAGTGGATCGGCTATCTCAGTGGCGGCGCGAAGAACGGCACCATCGGCGCTCTGCGTACCATGGGATTCATCGGCGATGACCTGGCGGACTTCGATCAGCAGAGCCCCGAAACGGTGTTCCCGTTCACCGTTGGTACCGAGCCGTACAACGGCAAGGACTACACGAAGATCACCCGCATCGGAGGCGCACTGGAGATGAGCAAGGCCGAGTTGAAGGCGCTTGCCGAGGAAATCAACCCGACGCTGGCGCAGTTCAAGCCAGCGGCCGATCCGCTCAATGGAGATGAACCGCCGTTCTAGTCTAGGCAATCCCCGGCTTCGGCCGGTTTGCCCCTTGTTGGACTCGCCGACCGGATACGTCCGGAAGATGAGCCGGGTTCGATTCCCGGCTGGGGCACGAACACGCGCCTTTCTGAATGGTTCAGGGAGGACATAAAGCGCATCGCGCCGCCCGATGGTTCAACGGCGGCATTACGCCTTCGTCAAGGTGACGTTGGTTGGTTCGAGTCCAACCGAAGGCACGAGCGGGGATCGCGTCCATCTTTTCCGACGTTGCAGTGGCCGATGCCATACGACACTGCGCCGGCCAGTGCGCTCAAAGCCGGCATTACGCATCGCAAAATACGGTACGTCGTCAGCTCGGAAGGCATGACGACGGCCCGGTTCGAATCAGGGGAGATGCCCGGAGGTCAAATGAGAGCCGAATACGAGGAAGACCTGCACGCAGAGCTTGGGTACCGCCTCTCGGGCCGGCGCGAAGTTGCCCAACGTGAGTGGTTTTCGCTTCGCGGAGATCCGAATGAGGTAGCGCCAACACCAAAGGCGTTCAAGAAGCTGGTTGCCCGCCTACGCACGGCCGCGTGGCGCAAGGTTCCCGGCAATCTTGAGCGGCTGTCGGCGTGGAGAAAAACGCCAGCGTCGCGGGCGGTAGATCGGCTCGCGTGCAAGGCCAGGTATTGGCGCACCAGCGCGAAGAAACACAAGCGCGTACCACACCTGTGCGGCATCTGTCGGCAGTCTGGGCACAATCGAAGGAGGCACCAGTGAAGCAGGCGGACATGTTCGGCGCCGAAGATGAATGGGAGCCATGCACCTGCCCGTGGGGGGCGGTTGTCGGCGGAAAGGGCAGCGACGTTCCGCCGACCACCGGCCCAGAGAATTGCAGTTGCGAAGTGCACAGGGATGAATGGGCGCAGCAGGCGCAAGAACGCAGGGACGAGCAGGCGCGCGCGCAGTGGAAGCCGAACAGAGCCAGCCGCGCCATCGAGCAAGCGCGCGTCGCCAGGGTGGCGAGCGGCGGCCGCAGCGAAAACGAGCGCGAGCTGGCGGCCGCGCTGCCGGGTCCGATGGCCGCGCTCCTCGAGATAGCGGTACCGGGTTGGATCAAGCGTCTCCGGTTGCTCTCACCGGCCGAGTTCGAGGCGAGACGCGCGGCGCTCGTCGATTCGATCTCCGGTCCGGGCAGCGCGCAGCTGGTCGACCCCGCCCGCCGAGTCAGCGCGAAGAAGGGCGAGCCGGCCGCGAACTTCAACGTCCTCGCCGAGACGCTGGCGGCGCTCTCGTTCCAGCGCGGTGGCGTGGCCTGGTGTGGGATGCACTTCGAATCCGTCGGCTTGACCGAGAACGAGTATTTGCGCCTGCCGAAGTGCAAATGCTGCGAATGGCCGGAGGCAACAAAATGAGTCGCAATCCAAATGTCACCCTTGGCTGTGCTGGTGCTGCTGCATTGGAAATCATGGCACGCAAGGTCAAGTACCCCGATTGGTACGGCCCCGGCAAACGTATCAAGGACGCAGCGTCTAGGGCCTATGGGAAAGCCAAGGCGCGACGTTTGGCTGATGCTGAGGCCTGGATAGTCGAAGTGAGGTCTCGCCGTGCCTGATGCGCCAACGTCCCTGGCTGGATTGCGTAAGGAGATGCGACGCGAGTTCGACCATGTGCAAACTGCGCTTGGTGATGTGCTCCGTGACCTGGACAACATCAAGCGTTGCCTGGGCGTGATTATGAAGCTGTCACGACACCTACACGGCGACATGGCCAGTCGCAAGGTGAGACGCCGCGGTGTGCGCTGAAACACCCGGGTTTCGAAGCTGACACTCTAGAGCCGCGCGAGTTGTTTCCGTTACAACAACCGGTCCCCAATGACCGATGACGAATTGGTCGCACGCGCGCTAGAGGTCCTACAGCGTAGGGTTAATGCCACACCCGCGCCCAGTGTAACCGTGGCGCAGCTATTTGAACGCTACCAGGCCGCCCGGCAGCATACCAAGGGATGGCGGGTAACGTCATGCAACCTGCGCGCTGTGTGCTCCGTGACTTACATGGATGGTGTACCGCCGCTAGGCCAGCGCGACGCGATGAGCCTGCGCGTTCTGGACTGGACCGACTACCGAGCGTTTCGTCTGTCCGAAGAATGGGCGGTAGGACGTAAGCGTACAGAGTGGTCGGTTGACCAGCACCTGCACAGCCTAAAGGCGATGCTTAACTGGGCTGTCGATGAGGGGCGCATCCCGCACAACCCACTCGAGCGCGCCAGGGCGCGAAGTCACAGCCGGCGCGAGATAGCCCCCGACGAGAGCGCGATAGAGCTGCAACTGGGCGAGGCGGACGTGGGTATGCGCTACGTGGTGCTTGCCTCCGCCGACGCCGGGATGCGGCGTAACGAGATTCGGCTGTGTCGGCATGACTGGGTAGACGTGCGCGGAAAGCGGATCCACCTGGCTGCCGAAGCCTGCAAGGGCGGCAAGGCTAGGTCAGTCCCGGCTACGAAGCGCCTACTGGACGCGATTAGCGCCGTTCCCAGGCATGTTCGGTGCCCTTGGGTACTGGTTAACCCAGAGACCGAGCAGCCCTATAGCGGCAACAGCTTCAGCCGATGGTTTCGTCAGTTGGCCACAGATGCGGGCATGCCGCACGTACACCTGCACGACAACAGACACGGCGCGGCCACGAACGCGGTAGCTCGTGGCGCGAAGTTGACGGCGGTTCAAAAGATGCTCGGGCACGCGAACCTGATCACGACGTTCACCTACGTGAATGCGCGCGAAGACGACCTCGACGCGGTCCTGGGCGCTATCGAATCGGGCATAAAAAACGACCGGCGCTAGGCATCGTTGACACCGAGTCAATAGGCTATGTCGATTTTTCGTTACTGAACAAGTGTTCGTAAGTACTTGTGTTTCCGGTTATCGTACATGTCGTTGGCGGGGTAAGGTAAACCACATTGGGTTGACAGGGAAAACCCGATCGGATATCAAGGATGGGCTGGTCATGCCTCCCCTGAACCCCCAAGCCAACGCCTCGCTCCCCGCTCGCATGGCCAGCACCAAGCGTGAGTCGCAGCGGGACGTTGCCCTGGTGGTTCGCGGAACGGAGTAGACAATGTCGACGCACCGCGATGGAGTACATCAACAACATGTATCCCACACCCCCGAGAGTGGTGGGCCTTCGACCCCCTGTCCGGAAACCGATGACACGTCGGTCCAGCAATTCGCGGCCCTCTTCGCTTGTGAGGGTGTGCCATGGGCAGCGGCTACCGCGCTGGCACGCCGCATCCTGCTGACCGGCGCTGGGTTGCGCCAGGGTCGAATCACAGAGGCCCAGGCAGAGGAGCGCATCGACCGGCTGGCCGGCGCTGTGTTCATGGCATCCCGTGCGCTTGGGAGGGCAGCTTGACCCCCTCAGCCTATCAGGCGCTGGTTGAAGCCAAGCTGCGCGCTGCCGGCTTCACGTGGCAAGCGGCTAAGCGAATGGCCGTAGCCGAGGCCGACCGGCATTTCGCGGAGCGAAGGAAGGTGCGGAAGCCATGAGCGCCGTAGTGACCGACGAGGGCAGGGCGGCGGCTCACGTGGCCTGGGGGGCGTGCCGCGTGTTTGCTCCGCTGGGCGGTCATTCCGCTGGGTGCGACCGTCTTTCTCAGGCTATCGCCGACGCGCGAGCCCGTGAACGCGCAGCCGTCGAAGCCGAATGGATCGAGAAGTTGCAGGAGGGGGTGAAGAAGCCGTGAACTGCCTCGAATGCGGATACGACATGTCAGTACGTCGCACCATGCGTGGTGGTACCGACCGCTCGCAAATCACAATCCGTGAGCACGTGTGCAAATGCGGTCATCGGTACATCTCAGAGCAACGCATTACGAGACGTTTGACCGCTATTAGTACCATACCGGTATCACAGGGACCGCACACCCCTGTAACACCGACAGGACAGGGAACGGCTGAAAACAGCCGGTTTAGCGATGTTCCCTGCGATAGCTCTACCTTGAGGGGGGAGGGGGGGTGTCTGTCTCCGATCCGATCTGACTCTGTTTCCGACTCTATCCGGACCTTAGTTGTCTCCGATCCGGATCTGTCTTTGGATCACTTCCAAGGAGTTGATCCCGCGCGCGCGAAGCGCATGCCGTACCCGGCCGCTTTTACGGTCTTTTGGGACAACATCGGAAGTACGAGAGACAAGGGTCTCAAGTCGGACGCCCTGAAGGCCTGGAACAAACATGGCCGGCCAGCCGCTGACTTGTTGATAGCGAAGTGGTCGGAGTATTTGCAATCGTTGGGCGACACGTACCCGAAGAACGTGAGCACCTGGCTCAATGCGCGCGGTTGGGAGGAGACCTACGGGTCTCCGAAGGCGGTAACCAAGGTGGAGAAGAAGTTCGAGGAGACACGCGCCATGTGGCAGGCGGGTCAAGAATGGGCAAAGGAGGGGGCGAAATGACTGACAGCGACAAGCCGAAGTTTGCCGAGCTGATGGCCGCACTCGGAGCAGGCATGGCGATGACCGTGGATAAGGCGCAGCTCACGGCCTACTGGCTGTTTCTGGGCGACCTGGCCATCGAAGACTTCGAACGCGCCGTTGGCGTTGCTGGGCGCACGCTGAAGTGGTTTCCCAAGCCCGCCGAGCTACGCGAGCTTGCCGAAGGCCCGCGCCGCATCACCGCCGCCATGCAATGGGCCCACGTTCGCCGGACCATCGACACCATCGATATCTACGGGTCTCCGGACTTCGGCGCCCTGGTCAACGCGGTTATCCATTCACTCGGAGGCTGGAAGGAACTTTGTGAGTTGGATATCGAAGAACTTAAATGGGCCCGCAAAGACTTCGGGCGACTCTACGACGAGTTTAGCGCCAAAGATTTGACGGCGCTGCGTACCGTCGGCCACGTCGGCGAGTTCGGTAAGGCACCAACCTGGTGCGCGCTCGAAGGCACGCCGAAGCCTCCCAAGATGCTCGGGACCAAAGAGAGCAACGGCGTATCAGACCACGTTCGCAAGCTCGCCGATTCCAAGTCCGTCAACCAACTAGCGGAGGGTAAGTCATGAGCAATCCTGGTCCATGGTGGCGGTGGAAGCTTTGGTGCGCCCTAAATTGGCTGCATGTGTCGTTTAAATGGCGATGGCTCGACCGAGCGTGGGCGGCAACAATCGCTCCCGATTGGCTAGGAGGACCGGGGACCAACTGTGGTGAAGGGGATCCGTTTTGAGCCCCGTAGGCATCTACGTCACGACATCCGGCTGGACCGTGTATCGCTGGCTTTGCGCCGCGCACGTCAAGGCCCGGCAAGCGCAAGGCTGGACGTGTGAGCGAATCGGAGACGTGACGTTCCCATGCGAGGACTGCGGACGACAAGCAAACGGAGGCGCGAAGTGAGCCATAAGCCTGGTCGGGAATGGCGCTGCCACGACTGCATGGAGCCAGCGGCTAACGGCCAACGGCGCTGTGCTAATCACGCGGCGGGTCATCGCCTGCGAGACAGGGCGCGATATCGCAAGCTGCGCCCTTTGCGGCTTGGGTGGTCTTCCTGGCTAGTTGAGAGAGGAGCTGGAATCTGATGTTTAAACAATCGCAGTACATACGCGCCAAACGCTCTACGCGGGCCGCTGCGGGGCTTTGCACCGACTGTGGCTGTCACCCCCCTGCCGAGGGTTACAAACGCTGCCGTGAGTGCATTGACGCAGCCCTGGAGCGCAAGCGAAGGGTAAGGGTCGGTCTGACCGAGCTTCCGGAGGATAAAGCCCTGGACGCGAAGCTTTCGGCCTTGGGCCGGTGCAAGTGCGGCCTTCTTCGGCCATGTGAGTCGTGTTTGCCGACCATCGGCGAAGTATCGGGCCGGCGGCAGTACGCGGGAATTGGATGGATTTTGTCATGAAGTGCCTAGCGTGCGGAGGACCGAAACCGGCGCAGGTATCGGTCTATCCGACAGAAGTCATCAACGCGGCGAGTAGGGCGCTGGAGGCACTAACCGGGTTAATCACACTCCTGCGACCAGACAGCGAGCGGGCGTTGGCCGCCGTTCTGATCAGTGACAGCGCTATCCGAATCATCCGCGATGGGCTAGCCAGTCATGAGCTGGCAATTAAGGGGGAGTGATGGAAGTCATCGGTATGAAGTTTGACAACGCATGGGCAGTCGAGATTAGCGGAGGTGTTGTTGCGTGTTTCCCCAGTGAGGAGAACGCGTATAGATATGCGTATTCGCTTAACCCTGACCCTGGCGCCCACAGGCGCGTCACGGTTTTCAAGGTGTCCATGTCATGGGAAAAAACAGCGAAGGGGGAGTGATGGGCGATAGATTCGGGCGCGCGGATAACTCATCAGAAATAAAGGGGGATATGCTCTGCGAGGTGAGAAAAACCGGCAGTTTGGGCGCGCCGAAATCATGCCGCCCGTGGTGTGGGTTGCCACTGGACAAAGCGATGGTCATAGGCAACGGCTGCATCCAGAGACCAAAAGGGAAAACTGTCGATGGCGTGCTGCGCGTGTGGTGCGCGACAGAGTGCAGGGCGGATTTCCTCGCCAGCCATGAGAAGGCGATACGGGGGGAGGAATGAGTCGCTGGCGTACCCATTGCGTGATTCCGGATGTGCAATCGCGTCCTGACGTCAACACCGACCATCTGCGCCACATAGGCAATTACATTGCGGAAAAGCGGCCTGACGTCGTTGTGCAGATTGGCGACTTCAGCGACATGGTCAGCCTGAATAGCTACGCGCTAGGCAAGGCGGAATCCGAAGGCAGGCGCTATGCCGACGATATCGCCGACGCCAAGCACAGTATGGACAAGCTACTGGGTCAGATTCGCAAGCAAGGGCGCTGGCGACCAGAAATGCACCTGACGTTGGGGAATCACGAATATCGGATCAAGCGAGAGGCTGAGACCAATGCGCGGCTCATCGGTACTATCTCCATGGACGATTTGTGTTACCGAGACGCAGGTTGGCGAGTTCACGATTTCCTTCGTGTCGTCAAAATCGATGGGATCGAATACTCCCACTACTTCACGTCCGGTGTTATGGGCCGCCCTTGTTCGTCGTCTGCGGCTCTGCTCCGAGCACGCCATTGCAGTGCCACTATGGGTCACGTTCAAAAAATCGACCTAGCGATACACCCGAATACGCAACAGACCGCCCTGTTTTGCGGCATCGCCTATACGCACGACGAGCCGTATCTGTCACCACAGGGACAAGCAACACGGAGAGGGATTTGGATGAAACACGAAGTGCATTCAGGGGTTTATGACCCCATGTTCGTTTCGCTGGAGTTTTTGCGGAAAAAATATTCATGAGGTGTTTTCTCTGCAAAGCCGACATCTCTGACATTGGCGACGGGACTGGATACGGGGTTTGGCTAACCAGATACTGCGGGTCATGCTGGGCCTTCAAGGCGCGAGGCGAAGCCTTCAAGGCGCGAGGCGAATCGGCCCAAACGGCCGCGAAGACTGACCCAGTCAACCGCCCATCGCATTACTGCGTCAACGGCATGGAGTGTATCGACGTAATCGAAGGCCTGGGGCTCGGTTACCGGCTCGGGAGCGCGTTTGCCTATATCTGGCGAGCGGGGCGCAAGGCCAATGCCGTCGAAGACCTGAAGAAAGCGCGCTGGTACCTGGACCGCGAGATAGCGAACCTGGAGGGAAAGAAGTGACCCCCGTCCACGCACGCGGCATTGTCGGCTGGGAGTTCGCCAAGCACACTGGTAGCTGCGTTAGGTGCGACATGGCCAGCGATGCCTATCCGAGCCAAACGCACGGCGTAGAGCTGCACGTTGACACAGGGGCGCTGTGCGAAATGGGCCGCAAGCTGTTGGAAATCGAAGAGGAAGGGGTGACGAATTGAAGCGCAAACCTAAACCCGTGGTCTACATCCGCGACCCATCCGAATACTCGCCGCCTAAGACTCGCGAGCCATTGCCGCCACATGTCGAGCTGACGCCCGAGGTCATTCGGGGGTTGTACGACCAAGCAAAGAAGGGGAAACAGTGAGACCACCTGACGCATACGAGGTTCTCTGTGAAAGTTGTGGGTGGAGCGTCATTGTCAGACGCCGAAGCATGTTCACGCGACTGCGGGCCATGGCGCGTGGTTGGCTACATTTGGTCACTTGTTTTTACTAAGAAAAAGTCAAACAAAAAGCGAAAGTGACGATACATTACTTGACATTACCCTATAACCCTAGTAGGTAAGTAGGGTATGCCTGTGGGGAGGGCCGATTGAGCGCAGTACCAGCGGCACAACAGCGTGGTCTAGTCCCGTTTGCGAAGGGTCATGACCCGAGGCGGTCAATGGGCCGTTTGTCGCGGGCTGAACTGGATTTCAGGCGCGCTCTCGATGAAGAACACATCCCGAAAGCGTCGGCGCTACTGGGCGACATCTTCGAAGCGGCCCGAGGCGGCGACATGAAAGCCGCTGAGCTGTTCTTCAAGGTCTGCGGGCTGATCAAGAAGCCGACCGACGACGCAGCGATCGCCGAGACAGCCAAGGCGCTGCTGGACGGCATGATCGCAGAGGCGAAGGCTAGGCGATTGCCGTGAGTGGCGAAGACGAGCGGCAGCGAGTCGGATATATGGGCACAGAATCAATAGCGCTGTCAAGGCCCAATGTAGGCACCAGCCAGAATCAGGTACTTACGCAGAGTGCTGATAGCAATTTGCACTGGGAAAAGCGACTAGCCGCCGAAGGGCTGGCCCCATTGGACTGCGCTGGCGACAAGGGAATCTCTGCCCGTCGCTTCCCCGCTGACGACTCCAGCCACGTCGTAATGGCATCGGCCGTAGAGCGTTGGCAAGCCTGGGCGCGCTCGGTGCTTGGTGACCATCTGTTCACCTCGCCCAAGCACCGCGCCGTCTGGGAGTTATACGCCGCTGGCAAGAGCTACTCCCAGATTCAGAACGCCGTAGGTGGCTCCAGGCGCGCTATCAGTTGGGCTGTAGCTGCCGTCGAGAGCGCAGCACCTCCTAAGCCTTGCGGCAACCCATGGCGCCAGGACCATAGGGGCCACGGCGCCGCGAAAGACCCTCGAATCGTCTGGTATGCGGCTAGGCGACGTCGCAGGGCAGCACTCAAACAAAAGGTAGAACCGATGCCACCGAATCCCATCACGAAGTTCTCGCGAATCATCCTTGCTCGAAACGAGGAGTTGGAAATCACGGGCAGACGCCCCGCGGTAATCCTGCAAAACGTCACTGGGCGTTTCGTGAACGGCGGTATCGAGGTGTTGGGGCAAGTCGATGCCTTCACCAAGGAGGTTCACGCATTCCCGTATGTAATGTGGTTGCCGGCGGCGCGGATTCGCCAGGCTGACCGGATGCAGGAGGGGACGTAGTGTTTGCTTTGCTGGTGTGGCTGCACATGGCGAAGAACTGGATTGCGCGAGTCAACGGGGAAGCTGCATACATGGCTGTTTCTATTGGCATCTGGGAGCATCAGGCGAGGAACCCATTTCGGGTAAAGCAGGCGCGCATTGGCCGGATACAGGAGGGGTAGGAGTCGTGAAACCCGCCAAGCCGTTCTGGTCTCAAGTTCACTTTGGTCCTTCGTGTTGGGAATGGATGGGGTGCAAAGGTACCGATGGATACGGACATCGGCGGCACGAAGGCAAGGTAACTAAAGCGCACCGTTTATCATGGGAGGAAATCAACGGCCCAATCCCGCCTGACATACTTGTCCTGCACCGATGCGACAATCCCCCGTGCGTGCGTCCCGATCACCTGTTTCTTGGGACAAAGGCCGATAACGCGGTGGACATGTGCACCAAGGGGCGCCAGCGCCGTGACAAGGGTCAGCATCATGCGGCCAAGTCGCATTGTCCGCGCGGTCACGAATATGCCGGCGACAACTTGCGAGTTTACCGGGGCAGCAGGTTCTGCCGGGCTTGTCAAAAGCTGGCCGCCGCCGAATATCACCGCAATTCACAGACAAAGGAGGCACCGTGAAGTTCCCCGGCAGCCTTGTCCCTATCAAGAAATTGGCGCGGAAGTGGTCCCAGGGATTGAGGCCGACCGAGAATCGCTGGACCGCGACGCACCTTCGAGTGCAGATGCGCCCCGACGGCTGGGCGACGTGGACTGAGGATGAGCGGCGCAAGTGGCAGAATGCCAGGAAGCGAGAGCGACGTGTTCGCGCTGGTCGTCGCGCTTAAGGAGCTGACACGTACGACGCCGGGTCTGCGCTGGGCTTTTCGGCCGTTCATGAGGCTCTACGTCTGGCTCTGGCTTCGGCGCTGTGCGCGGCATTGGCGTAACCATGGAACTCGAAGCCGCGATTGACGAGCTGCTAGACCTGGTTGGCGATGAGCCTGACGGGTTCAGCGACGAAGCCGTCCTCCACCTGGGACAGCTTGCGATAGCGCGGTGCCAGGCGCCCACGATCATCCTGGTAGGTGGTAGACGGTTCGGCAAGTCATGGGTCATCTGCAAGATGGCCTTCAACATCGCCAGAGCCCGGGCCGGGGTTACATGCGTTCTCATCGGCGCGACCCAGGGAAGCATCAGCCGTATCTTCTGGCGCACCCTCAAGGAGATGGACCGTGACTATTCCCTTGGTTGCACGTTCCTAAAGGGCGTCGAAGGCTGGGGGGCGACGCTGCCGAACGGCTCCCAGGTCATCCTGCTGCCGGTGGACAGCGAGGAAGCGGCCGACAAGGCGCGTGGGCTTAGCAACGTGGCGTTCGTGGCCGTCGATGAGTCACAGCGGTACAAGTCTAGCGTCCTGAACTACTTGGTGCTTGATGTCATCAAGGCCATGTTTATCGACTTACGCGCGAAAGGCGGGAGCGCCCAACTACTGCTGGCCGGCACGCCGAACCCAGCAGGAAAGGTTGGTACACTTTGGGACTACATGACCCGGCCGGGAGCAGTCGTGTTCACCGGCACCGTCTACGACAACACCAAGCTCGGCACTCGTGAGGCGATTGAGAAGGTCGTCGACGAGATGCTGTCAGAGGAAGGGAAAGACCGTGAAAGTACGTGGTATCGCAGGGAAATCCTCGCGGAATGGGTCGTCGAACTCGCGCACCGTGTCTATTCGTTCAACGACGAAACCAACACCGAAGCCATCCCGGCCAAGCGCTTCGACCACTACGCAATCCTGGGTGATATCGGCGTCAGGGATGCCGATGCGCTCGCCACGGTCGGTTGGGGCGACGGAGACCCAACGCTCTGGCTCGTCTGCGAGGACATTCGGCGTGGGCAAGATACCCTGGCGCTGGCTGATGTACTTGGACTGAGGATCGAAGAGTACGACCCAATCCTAGTGGCGCTAGATGGCGGTGGTCTAGGCCTCAAGGTCATCCTGACGCTTCAAAAGCTGTTCCCAGGCCTACCCATCCGCGCTGTGAACAAGCCCCCCGTCAACCTCCAGGTAAAGGCGCTCAATGACAGACTGCACCGCGGCTTCAAGTGCTCGAAAGACAGCCAGTTCTATAAGGAAATCCGTAACCCGACATGGGTTGACGGCATCGTGAACGGCAAGATTGACGAGAATGGGCACAGCGACATCGTGCCGACCATGCGCTATGCAGCCGTAGAGCTCGCCTACTTGCTACCAGACGCGCCGAAGTCTAAGACCGAGGCAGAGATAGAGCGCGAGCGTTACATCGAGTCTGTGAGGCGGGGAGAGCGTCTGGCGAGGCTTGGGCGATTGCGGGATGCGCCATATGACCCCGAAGAGTTCGCGGACCACGACGCCACGGAGGGATACGAGTGAGCCGCCCCAAGTCAGCCCAGGCCAAGCACATCGATGACCGCGAGGTCCTTGCCGCGATCCGAGACATCGGCATCACGAGGAGGCGGAATGTCCCATGCAAATGGGCATTCACATGGGACATTGAGCTTGCGTTCCCTGGCGTGCATCCAAAGGTTCTCGCCGCGAAGCTGAAAGCCCTGGTGCGCCGCAAGCTGACCGATGGTTGCCCGTGTGGCTGCCGCGGTGACTTCGAGCTGACTGAGGCGGGCTGGGACATGGCCATCGCAGTGCCGCAGACGCCTAGGCAACTGAAGTACGACTAGCACGGCCCTCCCCATGCTGACTAGTCCAGCAGCATGGATCCGTCTGAACTTGCTCAATACCTCGCTGTCCTGCGTGACGCGGGGGTTAGCTACGCCAAGGTTCCGGTTACCGACTTCCCTGATCCGCCGTTTCTTTGCGTAGCCCTGGGAGATCTTCGGGGCGAAGCTGGCAGCGCTAGCGTCTCTCTGGTTGACCGCAAGGGCCAGCCGGTCAACCTGGACGAAGGCGCGCCCTGGAACGCTCGGGACCCGCTCGAGGAAGCTAACTTCCCCGGCAAGGCTGAGTAGTGGCGGGCGCAGAGGTCTCCAGCTACGACTGGTGGCGGGACGCTTCGCCGAAGGACCTGCATGACGCAGAGCGGGCGTCCATGGCCGTCAAGGCTCAGAAGCTGATTAACGACCTCCCCCAGGAGTCGTATCGACGCGACCGTGACCTGTTCAACATCCGGCTCTATGAGTGCAACCCGGTTATCAGCCTTTACAGTTTCGCGGGTCAATACTATGGCAACTCGAACACGCTCGCGCTGCCGCCGGCGGAACAGAGCATCAACAACAAGGCCAAGTCGGCGATCGATACCTTCTCGTCGCAGGTTGCCAGCACCGAGCAGCGTGCGCGGTTCAAAGTTATCGATGGTAATTATCGGCAGCGTAGGCGCGCCCGCGAGCTCCAGAACTTCGCCGATGGTCTTGCTGACGAAATCGGCCTACAGGCGCTCAAGAGACGAGCCCTCCTAGACGCGGCCATCCTCGAGAGTGGCGTAGGCTGCATCCAGTTCTTTGAGCGCGACGGCCGATGCGTAGCGGGCCGCGTCCTGGCTACCGAGCTGGCGATTGACCCCCTGGACGGCCTGATTGACGGTCAGCCGCGGGCGCTCTATCGGCGCCGTCCCGTGCCGCGAGCCGTGGTCATGGCTGACTATGGCGACACAGACGCCAAGCGCAAGGCCATCGAAGAGGCCAACGCGGTTAGCGCCGGTGGAGCGCCAGCCGACCATATCGAAGTGTTCGAGTCCTGGTCTCTCAAGTCGGGTCCGAAGGCCAACGACGGGTGGCATGTCATCGCCCTCGAGACGATGGGCAGCGACTTAGTGGTCGAGAAGTACGAGAAGCCGCGTCACCCCATCGTGTTCTACGCCGTAGAGAAGCGGTTTACCACGGCCTGGGGCCATAGCCTCATGACGCAGGCGCGCGGACTGCAACTGCGAATCAATCTGAACAGCTACCGCATCGACCGCGCTCAGAAGCTCTTTCACGCGGGCCACATCTACGTCGATAAGACCGCCAAGATGTCTAAGACGTCGATGTCGAACGAAATCGGCACGGTCTGGGAGGGTAACGGCCCCAACCCGCCCCAACAGATTACGTTCCAGGCCGCGACCAAGGAAATCTACGACCAGGTCGAGAAGGATGGCGAGCGCATCTTCGAAAACCTGGGGATCAACATCGGCGCCGCCCATGGGACTACGGCCCTCGGCGCCAACGCGCCAGCCGAGGCGCTCCGCGAAGAGAAGACCAAGGGTGACCAGCGCAACAGCGTGCGCCAGCAGGACTGGGAACAGTTCCACGTGGACTGTATCAAGGCGGGCCTCGGTGTCGTGGCTGACATCGTTGGCGACGGTAAGTCCAGCTACAAGGTATCGGCACCCGGTAAGCGCGGCCTGTCTCAAGTCGACTGGAAAGACGCCGCCCTCGACGAGAAGAACTACCAGCTTTCGGTCAAGCCTGCGTCGGTGATTCCGACCGAGCCCGCCGCTCTCATCGCTCACGGCAAAGAGATGGTCGCCGCCGGTGTTTGGACGCAACGCGAGTTCGCGGGCTACCTGCAGGACCTGGACGCCGACGGGCGCACCAATCGCCAGATGGCGCAGCAACGAAACCTCGAGAAGACCTACGAGCGCCTGTTGTACGACAAGGCAGCCGCTGCCCAGCCAGACGAGTTCACCAACTACCAGATGGCCATCGAGCTCGGTAGCGAATACCTGGCACAGGGCGAAGAAGACGAAGTGCCCGAGAAGCACTTAGACCGCGTGCGGCGCTACGTGAAGCGCTGCAAAGACTTCGACGCAAAGACCAAGGCGGCAGCACAGCCGGCGCAACCAGCGCAAGGCGCGCCGGCGCCTCCAGCGGCGCCTCCACCACCGCAGTAATTGGCCCTCCCCATGCTGACTAAGTCGACGCATGGCGGACGAAGAGACGACCGAGAGCACTGGCGAAACCGCGGAGACCGATACCGTTGACGAAACGGCTGCGCCCGCAGAGACCACGGACACCGGGACCGAAGCCGCTGCCGAACCGGCAGAGACCAAGGAGGCCGAGACGGGGAAGCCGAAAGAGGAACCCGCAAAGCCTGTTGAGATTCCCGAGGAGACCCTCAGAGCTGCGGCTCAGAAGTTCGCAAACCGTACGATGGCTGCGGCCCGGCGCGCCGAGTCCGCCGCGAAAGCGCTGACCACTGAGAATGCGACCCTCAAGCAATCGCTTCAGACGCACACGGACTTCGTCAAGGAGTTGCGTGAGAACCCATTTGCCGCGATTCGCCGCCTCGGGTTCAACAGCATCAAGGAGTTCGTCCAGAAGGGCATTGACACCGGTGGCGAGCCCAAGGCGCCATCCGCCGATGACCGCGTTACGCAGCTCGAGAAGCTGATCAAAGAACGCGACGAGAAGGCCGAGGCCTCTCGTATCGCCGCCGAGGTGGCCAAGTCGCAGGCTGCCGTGTTCAGCGCCATCGACAAGATGGCGGACCGCTACGACTTCGCCACCACAGAGGTCGGCCACGACGAGCTGTGGGACGCCATCACCGAGTATCACCAGTTGCACGGGGAATGCCCTGACAACGCCGTGTTCGCGTTGGCTGACGAGGTCGAAAAGACCCTCACCAAGAAATTCGCGAACGTCAAAAGGTTTCGCCAGGACCCAGGCGCAAAAACGGGTCAACCCGCACCGGGCAAAGCCGCGACCGGTGCGCGTAGCGGCAAAACGCTGACAGGTAGCTCGACTTCGGGAGCCCCCGGTAAACGGGAGTACTCGCTCGACCCGGACGAACGCCGAAAGCAAGTCGTCGAGGACATGCGCGCCGCTGGCGAGCTGTAACTCAAAGGATTTGACCAATGGCTCTCAATGCAACGTCACTGAACGCGTACGTCAAGAGGACCTACGATAACAACTACATCGACAACTCGCTGGTTGCGGTTGCCGACTCGACCCTCAAGCCGCTCAAGAAAGAGACTGACGGTAGCGGTGATAACTTCTCGTGGCTGGCCGATGTCGATGACGTCGACGGCGGTTCGCCCGACTTCACGACTGCCCAGGGCAGCGCGACCAACAACAGCAATACCATCGGCTCGAAGTTCCTGAGCGATTGGTTCCCGTACTCGGACGTCGCTCAGATCACCAGCGACATCATCGGTCGTACTCGCAACAACGACGGCGCTTGGCAGAAGGCCGTTGACGTGGCGATGAAGAAGAAGATGCGCGCCATTCAGCATAACAACGCGGTTGTGCTCCAGGGTCGTGGCTGGGGCGAGGTCTCTCAGATCACCGCGCCCTCGGGATCGACGTTCAAACCGCTGATCGCCTCGGACATCACCAAGTACATCCGCGGCATGCCGCTGCACTTCAGCTCTTCGCTTAACGCAGCGGTGCTGCGGTCGGCGACGGTCCTGTACGTCACGGGCGTGACGTATACCCTGGGATCGGAGCTCGTTACCTGCTCCGGCACCATGGCGTCGGTCGGCGCGGTGGCCAACGACTGGGCTTTCCGTGCTGGCGCTCGCCAGAACTCGGCTACCCCGGTTCGTCTGGTTCCGGTGGGTCTGGGCGGGTTCTTCCCGAATCAGGCCGCCGGCAACATCGACATGGCCGACGCGACCATCACGAACTTGCTCACCGTTGACCGCACGCAGAACAGCCGCCTCTACGGCACGTTCATCGATGCGACGGGCGGCGGGTCGCTCCTGGGCGCGCTCATCGACGCTTCGCAGGAAGCCATCACGGTCGGCAATGCGAAGAAACTGCAGTTCTTCGCTTCCAAGGCGAACTACGCCACGGTTGCTAAGGACCTTAACAACGCGGTCCAGTACATGGACAATAGCGGGAACAAGAGCATCGGGACGCGGAAGTTGACCATCTACAGCGATGGTGAGGCTGAGGCGACCCTCGAGGTCAGCCGCACCACGAATGACGCTCAGGTGTGGGGCTTCGACCCCTCGCAAATCATCCTGAAGTCTATTGCCGGGGCGCCGCACATTGATGCCGAGGATGGGCTCCAGATGGCTCGCCAGGCGGCGGCGGCGGGATACGAAATCCGCTGGTTCCAGCAGTACCTATATCAGTTCGCCAATCCGGCGGGCGGGGTTCGCATTCAGCTTGTGTAAGCCGCTCTCGGGGTCGGTGTAACAGCCGGCCCCGGGGCGCTACATCTTTCCGAAAGGCAAAGCAAATGGCAGTCACGCGAGCACCGCTCACGATGAGGACGCGCGGAACCAGCCGACGCGGTGAAATCACTATCTCTGGCACCATCACTGTCGGAGCATCTGGCGCGGTCACTTCGGTGACTGGCGAGGAAGCTCCGAACATCACTGGCGCAGCCGGTAGCGCCGGATCGGTACTGAAGGACGCAGCAGCGGGGCGTTACAACATCACGCTTCTGCGGAAGTATAAGAACATCCGCTTTGGCAGCCCGCCTTGTATCCTTGGTCCAACTACTGCGGCGTTCGGCAACACTAACGCCAATATGTGCCAGTGGCGTCCTAGCGGCTCTGCCGGACAGGGATTCACCATTCAGGCTCTCCTGGCCTCCACCGGGGCTGACACCGACGTTCTCAGCACAAACGTCATCCACTGGGATATTTACGCGCAAGAGGTTTGACCAATGGGCAAGTTTGGCAGCATGATTGCGAAGGCCGTTCCGCCACCGGGGAAACTCGGTCGTGGACTCCCCGCCATGGATGATGGCGACGGCCCCGACGCTGAGGGTGCGTCCGATGAGGATGCCGATCATGCTGCCGAGCTTTCCGTTGCGGAAGCGTTCCAGCAGGCAGTCAAGAGCGGGTCGGCCGAGGATGTTCTCTCGGCTTACAAAGACCTGATGGATACCTGCAAGGGGTACTAAATGGCCACGACAGTGGCGCAGCTCGTCGATGAGGCGAAGGCGCTAGCCGACCGTCGCAACGACGCAAGTATTCCTGACGCCGATTGGGTTCTCTACGTCTCTCGAGGCGTAGAGGACTTGTATCGGTTGCTCGTGAGCCTTGACCCAGGCTCGTACTTCTCGACGGCTGACTTCTCGCTTACCGGCGGCCTCTCGACGGCGGCCACGTTCAATCTCGCGCCATCTGCTCTGACGGCGCGCCTTGCTACTGCCGCTGCGCTTCCTGCTAACACTGCCAGCGGCGGGCCTGGGCCAGGCCGTGTGCTGCAAGGGAACGCAAACGGGGCGCTTACGGTGGATGGTACCGCGACGGCGCTGAATGACTTGATCCTGGTCCAGAACGAGGCGAATCAGAATAACAACGGGGTCTGGCAACAGATTGTCGTCGGCACTGGCAGCATCCCGTTCATTCTGTTGCGCGTCTTCAACTTCGACCAGGCGTTGCCCACCGAGATTCAGGTGGGCGCCACGGTTACCGTCACGGCTGGAGCGACCAACGCAGGTAAGACGTTCTACGTCTCGTCGTTCGGCGGCACCGTTGATAGCTCCCCGATTGTCTTCACCCAAGGCACCGGCATCAACTTCCGCGCACTCCATGGCCTGGACCTGAATCCCGACACCACGAACCGGCGCACGGTGCCTCGACGCAACTTCAGGGAGCGCAACACAGGGCGCCTTGGAAACTGGACGCCGACCCTGTACTCGGTGGACCGCGCCTATGACCTGCGCGCGCAGAACATCGTCATCACTCCATACGAGTTCGCTGGTGGCTCTTACCGCGTCTACTACCGAGCTGCGCCGTACAAGTTCACGTCCATCAGTGACACGACGACGCTTGACTTCCAGCTCGACCCCTACAGCGAATGGATCGTAATCAAGGCAGCTCGCAAGGCGCTGAAGATCGAAGAGACCGACGCGGCGCCATGGTCTGAGGAGCTTGCCGAGCTGCGCCAGTCGATCACCGACGAGCACACGCGCGACGATACCGAGCCGTTCATCATCGCCGACGTCGAAGGCGATAGCAGCGGCGGTAGCTGGGGCTTCCCGTGAGCACCCCCGTCACCCACACGATACTGCCCAGAATCGGCGACGCCAATCTACAGCGGCTGGCCGATACCACGGAGCGATCGATCAACAAGCTCGAGGCGCACCCGTTCGCCAATGTGAAGATTCTCAACAACGTCGTCGTCGGCGCTGGCGACACGCGCATATATCACGGACTCGGGTACAAGCTCACCGGCTACTGGATCATCTCGGCGGTCGGCGACGTGAGACTGGCCGTTGGCGCAGCTCCCGAGACCGCAGACCCGTCGAACTACTTCACGCTGCGCGCCAGCGTCGGCGGTATCAGCATCAACCTGGCGGTGTTCTAGTGGCAGTCCGAGCAAGCGGCGATGCATTCGCCGGTGTTGCCGGCGGTGATCGACAGGCTGGTGCAGCTATACTGCTTGACGCAGTCGCCGCAGGCCGCCGTGCACGCCTTGGCCACCGTCCAGCCGTCGCACCAGAAGGACACAGCGCCCTGCTCTGTGCTGATCGGCTCCTGGTCACACGCGGCGAACATGAGCGAAAGGGCCAGCAGGGCGGCCTTGATAGTGGTATGCATGGGTGGCTCCTTTGTCGGTTGGTCGATGAAGGGGTTAGACGCCGTCTCGGGTTCCAGCCCTTGGCGGCGTCGCTACGTATAGGGGTAGATTCCCCCGGTTCGGCTTCGAATGCAAGCGGTGTTCGATGCCTCTAGGCCGGTCACACCTGACCGTGTCCCTGGCCACGGGTCTAGCTACGTCCATCGACGACAAACAGCTGCCCATCGGACAGGGGGTTATCGAGCTTCAGAACGTGCGTCAGGGCCGCGTGGGAGAGGTTGTGCCGCGTCCCTCGACCAAGGCGCTTGCTACGGCCATGGTCGGCACGGGGGACGCGCTGACGGCCCCCTGGGCGCTTGGGACGCTGCGCGGGGAACTGGTGTCCCTGGCCGGTGTAGGCAAGCATCCCGTGAGCACGTGGAGTCCCACGGATGCAAGCTGGGCCACCGATGTCTACGGCCCGACCTATCAGTCGGGCGCCATAGCCACGACACGTCGCGGCCCTGTCATGTCATCCCCCACGCGCGTCGCGGGGCTTGGGGTGACTCCTGCAATGGCCTATGCCTCAGGGTACTATTTTGTAGCCTATCAGACCTTCCCGCAGGGCAGTGGGACGCTAGTCCTGCATGAGATGGTCATTGATGCTGCCACCGGGACCGTGATCATCGACTACATCATCGATGAGGGGATCGCATTCGCCTACGCCACCGTGGGAGTGGTCAACGGGTATGCCGTTTTTGCCAGGTTTTCTGGCGCCGGGCTGCTGGTAGCCGATAGGTATCAGATTTCCGCGCTCAGCGCTCCCCCGGCGTCTCAGTTGCTCGCCCTCAACACTGCCACGACCAAGCCGATCGACATCATCGTAAAAAACGCTACCACAATGGCGGTTCTCTACGGAGATTCGGCCACTGGCAACCTGGCGGCGGTCGATTTCGTCCCTTCAACACTTGGTGTCACCAACTGGATACCTCGTACGTCTGCCGGTGTTGCGATTGCCTCTGGAAGTGGCGCCTGCTGGCTACAGGACTTTGGGAACGCCGGGACTCAGAGCATCGTCGATACGAGCGCTGGGACAACCAATGTGCAGTGGGCGTTGGCTGCGGCTGGCGCAACTAGGAACGCGACAACGTCATACGTTGCCGACGCTGCCCCGGTCGCCACGATAAGTGTCACGGGATTCACGACATCCAACAACGCAACCGGTGAATTCGTCGTGATTACTGATCAGGGCGTTCCAACGTCTAGCGCCATTACCAGAATATCGGAGCGCTTCGGCGGTGCGATTGTTGGCGGTCAGACCTTCTATCGCGCAACCCACCTTCGTTCTCATGCTTTCCAGCAAAACGGAGAATGGTACGTTTGGTTGGAGTATCCGTCTAACCTGTCTGGCGCGCGCTACCTGGCGCGTATCGAGACCAGCTATGGGCTATCCGCCGGTACCCCGGGGCCTGGTGGCATCGTCTCCAAGTCGCAAAACGGACAGGTCCCGATCACGTCATTCCCGACCTGGATAAGCCACGTCGTATCGCCGGCTGCCAATTCATGGGTAACGGCCGACGAGGTACAGTTACGCCTTGCGAACCAGTCCGCTGGGTTCAATCCCATCTCCACCGGTATCGAACTCGTCACGACGACGTTTAAACAGCCTGGGGATACAACCACTGGAACGCCGCGTGAGGCGATCGATTCTCTGTTTGTCCCCGGGGGGACGCTGGGCCAGTTCGACGGGAAGACATATGCTGAAGCGGGATTTGCGTATAACCCCGAGAAGCCAGGGATAGCAGCATCTGGCGTTGCCGGCGCCCTGACGGCCGGGTCAACCTATTACTACAAAATCGTTTTCGCCTATACCGATACGTTTGGGCGCGTCTGGCGTTCGGCGCCGAGCCTGGCCGCGTCCCAGGCTCTGGGCGCTAACACAAGCATGTCTCTGTTGTTTCAGACGCTCAGAATCAGCGAGCGGTCGGTTCCATTCGTGGCATCGTCGCGCAAGGGAGTCACGATCGAAATCTACCGCGGCGGCGCCAACGATAACGTAACGTTCCAGTTGGTGGGCGCTGTGGCGAATGACACATCTGTGGACACCATCGCCTACGTCGATTCGCTGTCAGACACGAATCAGGCGACCGGGTTGTTTCTCTATACGAACGGCGGCGGCGTTCTACCCAACGACACTATCCCCGGCTTCTCATCTATCGCCGTGGCCGGGAACCGTCTCTACGGCGTATCGACCGATGACCCGCAAGCCGTCTGGGTCTCTAACCAGTTCATCCCTGGACTTGGACTGACCTTCTCGGAGCAGAACAAGCAGATTATCCGCGACCAGCATGGGCCAATCTATAGCATCGCGGCACAGCCGAATGGCGTCATAGCCGTGTTCAAGGCGGACGCGGTCTATGCCATCGCTGGAGACGGCCCTGACCAGGCTGGTCGAGGCGGTTTCCAGACCCAGCTAGCGTCCATTGGCACAGGCACCACGAACCCGCGCAGCATCGTCGAGACGTCGCTCGGCACCGAATTCCTATCTACCGGTACGCGTCACGGTTGGTTTCGCGTCGGGTTGGGATTGACGCCCGAGTACATCGGCGGCCCAGTGGAGCGCTACATCGGCTCGACAGTAGTTGGCGCAGTGCTGGTGCCCAACGAATCCTCGACACGCTACTACCTCGCGACGGGCGGTTGCCTAGTGCACGACACCGTTACTGGCATCTGGACGTTCGATACCGGGACTGCGGCGACGTGTGCGACCGCATATCTCAGTGGAGCGGCGTACGGCACTGCGACCCCGTCAGTGATCGTGGACGACTTCGTATCCCAACCCGGGAACGATCCGACCGGCAACTATATCATGCGCGTGGTGACGCCATGGATCAAGATGGCCGACCTGCGTGGCTACGAACGGATCTATCGTGTAATCGGCGTCGGTGAGGTCAACTCTGCGCCCCCCGAAACGTCGGTCGATATGGTTGTGGCGCTACAATTGAACATGGTCGCGACCAATGTCGTGTCACAAACATCGCCATCGCTCCTTGGTCCCACGTGGGACTGGGAGATGCGCTACTCGACAAAGTCCGAGGCGGTGAGGTACGTCCTGACATCTCGCCCTGGGCAGTTCGACCACCCCGAAACCCTCAAGTGGTCCGCTATCGTCATCGAGTACGGCGTCAAGCAGGGAACGCGGCCCGGGTCGAGCGGCAAGCGCACTACCTAGCACGGCCCTCCCCATGTCGACTCATCTGACGGCATGGCGACGGCACCACAGGCTTACCCAGATCCAAACGACCCGACGAAACCGCCGCCCGGTGCTCCGCCGGCCGTTCCGCCACCGGCTGGCACTCCACCCGCGGCGCCCATGGTCAATCTCTCTGGCCCTAGCGCCGCCGGCCGACAGGGGTCTACAGGCTCGGATGTCGTAAACCCGCAGAACGGTCTTCCACCAAACTCCATGGTTCAGACCTACGGGACTGGTGGGCAGACTGTGGCCGACATCAAGAACACTCTTCAGACTGGGATCAATCAGGCCCTCCCTGGGCCGACCCCCACCGACTATTCGCCTCTTCAGCAGGCGACCGATACTGCCGCCATCAACCGAGCGCAAATGGTGGCCCAGCAGCAGGCTGCGCTTGCGAATCCGCACGCTGCGCCGACTACGGGTGGTGCGCCGCAGCTCGTCTCGCGCGACCTGGACTCCATCCGCAATAACCAGAATTCAGCGATTCAGCAGTTGCAGCAGGCCGCTAACGGCAACGTTCCCAGCGCCGCGCAGCTCCAGTCTCAGCAGCAGACCGATCGCGCCGCTGCGCAGCAGTTCGGCATGGCGAGCGCTCTTCAGGGCGGTATGAGCCCTGGGAATGCCCTTCGCCAGGCCTCGGAGGGCGCCGCCAGCCTGCAAGCCGATCAGGTCAACAACGGCGCCGTCAACCGCGCTAACGAGATGGCCAACGCCCGCCAACAGCTCGTGTCCGGTATCGCCGGACAGCGCGGGCAAGAGCAGGACCTCGCCGGTCAGAACGCTGGCCTGATTCAGCAGTCGAACCTGGCCAACCTGAACGCCAACCTGACGACGCAAGGGCAGAACCTGCAAAACAACCAGGCGTTGCTCGGCGATGTGAACCAGGCAACCGGGACCCAGGTGTCGGGTGCTGGTGCGTTGGCCGATGCGAACGCCAAAACCGCCGCCGCGACCAACGCGTATAACGGCTCGACCGCTGGCATGGTGAGCAATATCACCAAGTCTAAACTGATGCCCTGGAACTGGTAGCCGTGGCCCTTAGCAACGGTACGCTGCCACTTGGGGGCGACGACGAAAATAACTGGGAGACGCGCAACGCAGCCACGCCGTCTATCGACCTGGCGCCTACCGATTCGTTCGCTCAGACGCTAGGGCAGACAGGGCAACAGCCCTTTGACTCCACCGTAACGCCCGAGATGATGGCGCAACTGGACGGCGGACAGCCGGCCCCAGCCGATCCTAACGCGCAGTTAGCAGCCGCTCCGCAGGCGCCTGACGTGGCTACGCCACCGCCTGCTGGCGATACCTCTACGATGCCTCTGGAAGGCCACACGCAGGCTCCAGGAGGCCCTCAGACGGAGGCGCCGAAGCCAGATGCTGGCCCCACTGCTCCGACCGGTGCTGCGCCTCCTGAGACCGCGCTGGCGCCCCTTGGTGCGCCCCCTCCTCAGCCTCCCCTTACGGGTGACCCGACCAAAGACGTCCAAAACAACCTGGAGTGGCACCGCAAGCTTACCGACTACCAGGCATTGGCCCAGCAGCACGGGCAAGCGCTCGAGGCCAAAAAGGCCGATGTCGAGCAAAAGAAGGCTGACCGCGAACTCGCCATGGAGCAAAACGCCGCGACCATCAGAAATGATGAGTCCAAGCGCTACGGCGAGGAGCAGCAGCGGCGACAGGCCGCAGTCGATAAGACGGTATCTGAGCGTGCCGAGGCCTACGGCGACCTTTCCAAGGGCAACGGCTTCCTTGACCAGTCCATGGGTGATAAGGTGCTCGGGGCCATCATCTTTATGTTTGGCGCGCGCCAGCAAGCCTTCCAGAACGTCGCCGCCGCGCAGCTCGGGCAGGTCGGGAATGCCCAGAACGAAGGCCTCAAGGTCATCGACGGGATCATGCAGCGCCGCTACCAGCAGAAGAAAGACAAGCTGGCCGCCGCGTCTGACGCCGCCCTCGAAGCCCGTTACGGTTACAAGGATGCCGCCGAGAATCACCGCGCGGCACTGAATGACCTGGACGCCGATGCGGCCGCAAATCTGCGCCTAGCGGCCAAGGAAGCGGCCTCGCAGGGTGCGCAGCTTGGCACGGAGCAGGCTCGACAAACCGGGCTCATGGCGCACGCCGACCTGCTCAAGCAGGCGTCAGAGTACGAGTCCAAGATCCACGAGCGCGAGGAAGAGTTGGGCGTTAAGCGCCAGACCGCGGAGGCAACGCAGGCGGCAGCTAAGGCGCATTATGACCAGCAAGAGCGCCTGATCGAAGCCACCCAGGCGCATAACCAAGGAACCTTGGCCCTTGGTTGGGCCGGGGAAAAGGACCGCCATGAGGATCGGCAAGCCGCGCTAGCCGCCAAGCGTGAGACCGACGCAGAGAAGGCGGAAGGCAAGGAAGCCAAGGCAGCCGAGGACGTTGACAAGCGCACGCTGCGCGACCCCGACACGGGCGAGCCGATCGTGGAGCTGTCGCGACCCGGCGCCGTCGACAAGGCCGCCGAGAAGTTGACCGCCTCGCGCGCCTATTCCAAGGGACTGCGCGACCTGGCGGACGACGCAGAAAAGAATCACCGCGTCGCCCCGGCACTGCCTCTAATTGGCAACGTGACCGAAGCCTCGAAACGGCGCGACGAACTCTACGGGAACGTCATCGCGCGCGGTCGTAAGGCGCTAGACCTGGGCGTCTCCAACGCGAATATCCAGATCGAACACGGCAACGTTGGCGGCAGCGGCAAGGGCCTGTCGAGCATGCCATCCCCAGAAGTGCTCCGCCGAATGGCCGACGAAAACGACGCATTCGCTAATGAGCGGTTGCGCGCGTCTGGAAAGGCGCTAGGCGGCAGTGTACCGCCGAAGGAGCCTACAGGCGGCGCCCCGGCATCCACTGGCCGCCAGGCTACGCCGGCCGCTCCTGCTGCGCGGCCAAAGGTGATGAAGCTCGGCAACGTCGAATACCACCTGCAGGCCGACGGGACCTATCAGTAATGCCAACGTTCGAGGAGCTTCAAGCCCTCGGAGCCACTCCCTCAGACGCTCCGACGACGGCGCCGGCAGCTAAGGGGCTCACGTTCGAGCAACTTACGCAGATGGGCGCCAAGCCCGCCGAACCACTTCCTGGCGCCACGCACACAACCGCCCAGGATTTCGGACGTGGTGCGCTTCAAGGCGCTTCCCTTGGCTTCGGCGATGAAGCGGCTGCCGCCATCGATACCGGCATCTCGAAGATACCAGGCCTGCGAAACATTGCCCAGGCGCTGCATTCCAGCGACCTGCCTCCCCTGACCGGCGACGCCACCTACCAGCAGCGGCGCGAAGCCTATCGGGCGAAGAACGCAGCGGCGCAGCAGTCATCGCCCTACGCCTATGCTGGCGGCGAGTTGACAGGCGGACTGGCACTTACTCCGCTGGTTCCAGGCGGCGGAGCCAAAACGCTTGTTGGCGCTATCGGCAAAGGAATCAAGGTGGGCTCGGCGCTGGGCGCAGTCAACGCCCTTGGTTCATCTCAGGCTGACTTGACCAAGGGCGACGTAGGCGGCGCCGCTACCGACGTACTCTCTGGCGGTATGCTTGGTGGGCTCACGGGCGGTGCGCTGGGGGCTGCCGGCCATGTTGCCGGCAAGGCGCTGACCGGTAACGTCGACAAGCTGAAGAAATGGATCGGGGCTGACTTGGTCGGTGAGACCAAGGGCGCAAGCACGGCCACGGCAAAGAAGATGGTCGCCGATGACATCGACGATATCGCGGACGTGGTAACGAAGGATCCTCGGCTCGACAAGGCTGTCACGGCGGCGCAGAGCCAGCATCCAGAGAAGATCGCGAACGCCATCGACGCGGTAGACGCGAAAATCAGCGAGGTAACCGCCCCACGCGCGCAGTTGTGGCAGGACTTCGATCAGGAATTGGCGCACATGGGTGAGCCACCTGCGCCCGCCACGCGTCCGCTGTCAACCGGCAAAGTTCCCCATGATGATAAGTTCTTTGCCGATGCCTATGACGAGTTCGGCGGCCACGCGCCGACTACAGTCGAAACCCCGGGCCATCAGACCGTAGGCGGCGGAACGGTCAAGGGCGGTGGTCCGACTGTCGAAGACGTAAACGCCGCTGCGCCGGCAGTTAAGCCCGGCCCTGCTGGCGTGCGCGCTGGCGACTACGTTGACCACCTGGAGCAGTCGATCGAAGACCTGAGGGCTAGCGGCAAAGGCAGTGACCGAGTGGTAGCCGCCGAGTTGCAACACCACGTCTCGGAGCTGAAGACGGCGCGCGACTGGGGATACGAACCGTCGGCAGCTAATCCCGAAGAGGCGCAGATTGTATCCAACCTACAAAAGCAGCGCACAGCTCGGATGGCCCGAGGCGAAAGCACGGCCGAGCTCGACAAGGCTCTCGCCGAACTCACGTCAAGCAACAAGGCATGGAACCCTGACAAGATTGTGCCAGCCGAGCGCCTTCGCGCCGACGTGACCGACCTGCAGAAGGAAGCGGCCCAGCGGATGGGAGGCATCAACGGCACCCCCAACTACCTGCGGGGGCGTGAGGTTGCCAGCCATGGTGAGGACTTCCTTAGCGGCCTGATGGCTCAGGTTGGCGAGCGCAACCCAAAGCTGGTGGCGCAGATTGCCGAGCATAACCGGCAGTATTCGGCCCTGGCTCGCATGCGCGACATTCTTGACCAGCGCATGCAGCGGGCGAAAGTCGATGAAATCGGAGGCCTCGGTACCGGTCAGATTGCCAAGGTTGCCCACCTGGCAAGTCGCCATGGCCTGATCAAGGCGGGTACGGTAGCCGCTGGGCGAGGCCTGGTGTCTGGCATTCGCGCTGGCCAGCGCATCGGCGCCAACCTGGAAACCAGCGCAACGTCGGGAGACAAGTTCTCTATTCTGGTGCTCGATGGCCTCCGAAAGGGACTGCCGCTCGTTTCGTCCATTGCCGCTGCCGAAGCTGCCGGCAGAGCCGCTGGAGAATAAGTGGCTAGCCAACTCGACTCCGAATGCCTACTGGCGACCATCGGCGTTCACAATGTGATCGAGGGTAAGGCGACCCTCCACAAGTACCAGTTGATCGAAGCCGCGAACATGCCGAAGGAGATTCGGCGCCTGATGCTGCGCTTTATGGCCACCGACGGTTTTGAGGCCGCCGAAGACTATGCCGACATCGACTATCCAGCGTTGAAGAAGCTACTTGCGCACGGTCAGACGCCGGAGCAGGCAGCTTCGCTTCACGCAGCGGTTCCCGACCCTGAACTGGCCCAGGACATGGCCGCCGAGGTCAATCGGATCCAGCAGTGGGCGAATACGGTTTTACCGCGGGAAACCAGGATGACCATTCGCGGCCCTATCGACGAAGACCCGTCGCCCTCTGAGTTGAGCAACTTCGCCCGCCTGTGGCAGGTGGCCTGCGATCCCATGACGATCATGCGCGACCTGCTGGAGGGCAATCTATTTGACGATCAGGTGGCCGCCCTTGGCATCTGCTGGCCTGCGCTGCACGGTGAGATGAAACAGGCCGTGGCTGAAGGCGTGTCGACTATATCAGGGCGTTCGAAGACCTGGGAACCGACCATGCTCAAAGCCTCTCTGCTGGCCACGTTGCGGCAAGAGTCGGACTTCGATGCGGACCTCGCCAGCGCTATCCAGGCCTCCTATGCGCAAGAGGCACAGCAGGAAGCGCAGCCACCAGCGCCGCCTAAGCCATCGGGCACCGAAGAAGACATCGATAAGACGCTGACCCCTGGCGAGCGCGCTGCCGGCGGCGGGTAAGGCCCTCCCCATGCCGACTAAGGTGCATGGGCGTTCCTGTACAGGCATCCAATCTTAAACGCGGCGAGGGCGCCTATCGCACGTCGCTTTCCTCTGGCCTTCTGACCGGCGTAGCGGCGGCAGGGGCCACTACCGGGCACATCTGGGCGTTTCGCTTCGCCCCGGCTGCCGGTGTGCAGCCTGCTCCCAAGTTCGCGGTTATCACGCGTCTGCGGGCTAAGCTTCAGACGATTACCGGGTTCACGGTCGCCCAAGAGGTTGGGATTGACCTGTCTGTCGCGCGTACCTACACGGCGTTTCACACCGGCGGCACGTCGGCGACGCTGACCACGACAAACGCCAAGAAAATCGACCTGCCGACGAACGCGGGCGTTACGCCGCCTTCGAGCGCCTCCCAGATGATGATCGGGACTACGGGCGCTCTCACCGCTGGAACACAGACACTAGACGCGCAGCCGATTGCAGCCGAGCCGCACATCGAGCTTGCGGCTGCTATTACGGTCTATGGCGGGTTCAGTCAAATCTCGATGGATACGGGTGACTTGCTCGAATACCCAATCGCTCTGGCGACAAATGAGGGGCTGATTCTGCGCAACACCGTTGCGATGGGCGCTGCCGGCACGGCTCGCCTCGTCGTTGAGCTCGACTGGTTAGAGCTTCTCAGGTTGGCGTAAATGCCAGAGTGGAGGTCATCCCCGACCCGCGATGGACTGGTTGACTACATCAACCAGCAGATTGCGCTGGGAAAGATTGGCGGATCCGCATCGTTCACGATGTCGGTCATTTCCGAGCGGAACGAATGGCGCGCTGCGCCCCCCGGTATCGGGACTGCTACTGGCGACAAGTTCTGCGACTATGTCAACCAGCAGATTGCGCTGGGAAAGATATCGGCGATACCGGCCTCGGTGACAGCCGCCGGGCTTGGCGCTCCGATTGATTGGCGCGCTTCCGCGGTTCGCACCGGTGATCCGCTCTGCGACTACATCAATCAGCAAATCCTTCTGGGCAAGATCAACCTCTCCAATCTGTCACCCCCCGGTTCTCCGATTCTCTGGTTCGATGCGCAAAATATCGACGGCACCAACAACTCTTCGCTGACCGACGGCCAGCAGGTCGGCACCTGGCTCAACCTTGGGAGTTATGGGAGCGCCGCCAACCTGGTGCAAGCCACCGCCGGTCTTCGTCCACTGTTCACCATGACAGCGCCGGTGCTAACCGGTAAGTCGTGCCTGACGTCTGACGGGACCAAGCAGCTGCAAACGGCAACGTTCACCGTGACGGCAACGCCAGTGACATGGCTTGCGATCGCTAGGCAGACCGGCGTCGGCGCCAAGGTTGTAATCAGCGGCGCGTCTGGGCTTGCCCATCAGATCGGGACAAACCCGCTCGTTATTCAGGTCTTCAGCGGTTCTTTGATCTCGACTGGCCAGTTCATCGTTGCCAACACATGGCATCAGTTGGGATTTATCGCCAACGGCGCTTCGTCAAGCGGATCCTTGGACGGCACGGCATCTGGAACGGTCAATGCCGGATCTAACAGCGTTAGCTCGCTGTCGGCATTCGGCGACGGCGTCGGTGGAGAGTTGATGAACGGAACGATCGCCGAGATCATCGCCTACTCGGGCGCGCTCGGTAGCCAGCCGACCCTGGCACAACTCACGACGTATATCACCACGAAATACGGGGCTATGCCTCAGTAGGCCATGTCGCTTCCAATGGGACATACGGCAGCAAATCGTGGTTCGATTTCGGTGCCAGTTGGGCGCAAGTTCGCGATCACTTCGCCGGTGGCGTGTTCTGTCTCCATCAGCACGACGCCAGATGCATCGCTGGGGAGTGTCCAATTCGCCGAACTGAACGCGGGCACTGTCTACGTCTTCCTTATCCCGGCCGGGTCGCCGCCGGTGTTCCTGAGCGGCGTTACGACAGACCCCAATGGCGACACGGTCCCGACGCAGCTCACCTTTATCGATTCGGGTGCTAGCGGAATCTGACGCATGACTTGGCGGCACGTTGCAGGACTCGCGCTAGCGCTGGCGGTACCGGTGATTTGCATTTTGTCGCCGACCTGTGCGTCGAGCGGTCTCAAAGACGTCATGAGCTTGTCGCTGGTGGTTGCCGGCGGCGTTCTTGGTAATGCGCAGCGGGCGTCGAGCGACAAGGACACCAATGCACCCCGGGGAACATGACGACGATGTTACCGCTGCTGAAACGCTCGGCGACGCCCTCCAGCGGCTTGCCGACCATCTCCATGGCGTCTCCTCAAGTCTTCAGCGAGCTGTTGGAGCTGTCGAGGCGCTTCGAGGCTCTGAGCGTGAGTATCTCGCGTTTGCTCTCGCCGCGCAGGCCGATGAGCTTGCCGACGCCGCTCGGGACCTTGCGCCCGCCCTTCGCTCCCTTGCCCGTTAGGAGCCCGTGAGCCCGCTCGTCGCCGCCTCCATCGGAGCACTGACTACCATTTCCACCGTGGGCGGCCTTCTGCTCGCCCACGCCGCAACCATCAAAAAGGAGTACGTCATGGTCCGAGCCGAAATCGCATCGTTCATCGCTAGCGTCGAAGCCCTCGAGGCGGCCATCGCCGCGCGTCTGGCGCAGCCCGCGCCTCTGACTCCCGAGGAAGTTGCCGCACTGGCGGATGCTCAGGCGAAGGTCGTGGCTGCCACCGCCGCCGTTGGCGCGCCGTGAAACGCCTCTTCGGTCTTCTGTTGCTCGGCTTCCTGTTCTGGGGTTGCGCCACCGCCAGCAGTATCGTCAGGACGTGCGCCCCGGCGACCACCGACGAGACGCAAGCCGTGACCGAGCTGTGGACGCGTCCCGACCTGACGACGCTGGAGACGGTAGCCATCCTCGAAGGCGGCAAGATTGCGGCGTGCGTCGTGAGTGAGATTGCTAAGGACGTCATCGCTAGGGCGAACACCATCAAGCTGTCAGCCCAGATTGGGACTCAGGCGCCGGTTATCGTGACCCGCGCGCAGGCCTGGCTGGATGTGCATCCATGAAAACCGCTGCCTTCGTCGCCGCGCTGATGCTCGCGGGGTGCGACATGCCGCCTGACACCGTCGAGACGCAGTCCGCGTTCACCTGCGCCCACTTCAACAGCTTCACGCACTTGTGCACGCAGTGGGTACCGAGCCTGATCCCCGGCTCACCGACCAACAATGTACCCAGCGGCAACCCGAGCTGGTGCGTGCCGGGCGCCGCGTTGGCGGATGGCTGGATGGAAGTCCGTAACGACCAGCTAGTGTCAACGGGCGCTGAGTGCGCGAGGATTCCGCCTGGCTACTACGGCAACCTGGGCGACTGGGACTACGCCTCGACGATCAGCGGCATTCCATCGGTGCACGTCCAGTCGTTCCTGACCGGGCCGAAGGCCTACGCGTTCACGTTCTCTCAGCCGAATTTCGTGGGCTTCCTTGGGTACTACCCTCCAGGTAGCTCGGTGATCGTGACGCCCACTATCGTAGGTTCGATAGAACTACTGCTGGGCCAGTGATCGACGCGCCCCCAGGTCTCGCCGAGCTCGTCATCGCCAACGCCAGGCGATACGCCACCGGTGTGTCTCTGGAGGTGGACGGCCCTAACGACGGTCCCGACGTCAGAGAATGGCTGCTGCGCAGAGGCATCGACCGGCCTGCGCCCTGGTGCGCTGCCGGCGCCTGTGCATGGATTGAGGACGCGGCTAGGGCGATGGGCTACGTGTTGCAGCTTCATCGCTCTGCGGGTGCCCTGAGGCTTCTGGCGCTCAATCCTGAACTGGTCATCGCCATCCCAGAGGTGGGATGCATAGAGGTCGAAGATCATGGACATGGCTTTGGACACGTCAAAATCGTGACCGGCCTGGTTCTGGTCGATGGCGTCATCTCGTCGGCTACGGCTATCGCCGGGAACACGTCCGCGGATGGCGTCAGCAGAAATGGTGACCGCGTAGCTGAGCGCGAAACGCCGTACCCGAATCCGAGGCTAGTGGGCTACGTCCGCGTTGCGTAGGGTCTCGCAGACGCCGCCGAATGCGCTGTTGCATCCATACGACCCTTTGCACCGGCAAGGAACGTCAGGGTTCGGCGACACCTGCACCCTGTGCCACTCTTCGACGTAGTCACGGCCCTGAATTGGGTCACTGTCAGACCGTGAAGGGAATGGACGCGAAGAGTGCAGGTGTTCCCCGTAGTGGCCGGGACGAAGATAGCACCGACCGGCGTCGTTGGCATGTCCGCATTCGGGGTCGACTTCCATCATGTTCCCCTCGTTTCTACCATAAGGTGGCTTGATTATCCTGGGAACCTAACTTCCAGTTCAGCGCTGCGCGCCTTCCAGACCGCATCCAGGCCACTGAAGGCCACAATCTTCGGCCCTGGCCACGCTGCGAAAAAGGCCTTCTGGCCTGCGCTCAGTGTGCCCCCCGGCGACTTGCACTCCACCAGCAAGTTGATCCCAGGCTTGGCCCAGATTTGATCGGGGAAGTCCTGGCCCACCATGTGGAGGTCACGGACTACCCAGCCATCACCGATGCCGGCTTTCTTGATTTCTTTGTGGGTAGTGTCGCGCTTAGTCGAGTGATTAGCCACGCGTACCTCGCAGGGCGCGAATGGCCCTGACTGCATGTTCGCAGTGGTTGCACACACACCGACCAAGCACCGACGCCACCTCCTCAGCTTCCCGCAACGCCTCGTCACGTGCCTCGATGGCGCGGGTGGCCAGGGCGGTGGCGATGGCTTCGACAGCAAAAGCTTGTTCTTCGTCGTCTGGATAGTTGCCTACTGACTCAATGATCTCACGCGCCCGCTCTCTTCCCTTATCGATTTGCTCGGGTGTCGGTTCAGTCACTTGCGCCCTCCGTTCCACGCTCGCCACGTCGCCGCAATAGCCCATCGTTTATGGTCATCTATCGTGCCCCACATCAACGAACCCCAGTGAATCCACAGAAAGCTATCAACCGCCTTGCGGCCCCCGTCGATGCAAACAAACCTCACCGTCGCCTCGCCTTCGGTGCGCGCATCATGACTGGCTGCCGAACAAATCAGCCATCATAGTATGGTGGCGTTTTCGAGATGCTGGCAAACGTCTCTCAGCCAACGTTCCGCACGCGCCAGCTTCTCCTTGGCCCCTCGCAGCTCGACCAGCGTCCGCTCTGCGTTGTCGGCGTGGCATGCGCAGCGAGCCTGGGCTACGCCAAGCTTCGCCTCCGCCTGCCGGTTGCAATCGCGCAGTGCGGCTGCTTCGAGGCGCAGCCCATCAATGCGCTTCTCGTCATTGGCCTGAGATTCGGAATATTGAGCCAAAGCACGCCCAAGGCGTTCGTTTTCGAGGCGCAGTCTCGCGTTCTCGGACCATGGGGATTCGGAGGTCAGAGTTCCGCAGGAACAACGCGCGTTTCCCATGACCGAAGCGCAGGTTGTGGCGTGAACCACACGGTCACCCATTGGATCCTCCGTTGCGGCGCGCGATGGCGTCGACCATGTTCGCCAAGTTCGCCCAGTATTCCGCTATCCCTGACCCCGCTGGACAGAGCGAGGCTTGCCACCTCAGTTCGCCGGACACGTGAGTAAGCTTCTCGTTATCTTCCCGCGCCCCCGCTGTCCGACCGGTACGGCGCGCGTTGGCGATGACCAGGGCGATGCGATCAGGCAGATCACCGGTGCCCAACTCGATCCACTGGCGCACGCTTGGACCGCCAGCGAACAGCACGAGCTTTGCCGCGGCTAGGTCGGCGTCGATTGCATTCCCCGGCAATTGGGGCGCGGCTTGCGGGGCGGGGGCGGATCGCTGGCGAGGCTCGTATTTGTCGCATCCGCAAAAACACCTTAGGTCATGCAACTCTCGGTCATGCTCACACCAACACGGGTCTTCGCGGCTCATCGCTACACATCCCCCGCAAAATCGTCCTCGAAGCACTGAAACGCCATCTTCGCTCGTGGCTTCAGTCCCGCCGGCTGGGCGCAGGGCACGTCTGGACCATCGCTGATTCGCGATTCGCGCAATAGCCAATGCGCGTCACACATTTCTGCTGGCGGCAGATCGTGAATCACGATTCGCTGCAGCACAGGACCACCACACTCGATTTCCTGTCCCCTCGTCTCGCACACCAGCCCCCTCGGCGCTTCCTGCGCGGACTGCGTCAACGCCTTGCACTGGATGCACAGCGATGCGACAGCGTTATGCTTGGCGCACCGAGAGCCGTATTTCGCGTCGATGGCGGATACGAGCGTGTTGGGCTGGGCGTCCTTGCAGTCGCACGCAGCCGTTGAGTCGCAAAGCCCGATACATCCAGGCCGCGGGTCAACGAATGGCGTGTTGGGCTGGACGGGGGCGTCAGCGATGAGGGTCATTCGGTAGGCTCCGGAATCTCCGAAGCATTCGTCATA